ATATCAACCACCATTTTGAGCGCGTCATCCTTTAAGATTACGTACGCGACAGCGGCGGCGAACTTTACCTTGTCATGGACAACGATCGGAACGTAGCGTTGAACCGTTTGATCTCCAGGCCAGTTGCGCCATTGATTATGTTGACAATATTGGAAACTACTACACGGACGCCAGCTTGTGGATTACGTGGTTTTCCCAGTCGGGTGGCAGTGGCCCTGCCAGCGTCGTTGTCACAGTGCCTCACGATTTTTCAAGCCCTTCAAATTACAGAGTGCAGCTCACGGGCACAGAAGCCGTTCCGCAGGCGTTTTCGGCAGTGAACGAAACGGGAACCACATTCACGGCATACTCGCCAGCGCCGGGAAACTTTACGTGGATGGCTATCGGGACAACATAAAAAGGGGCAATTAGAGGGTGTAATTATTTAATTAAAATCTTACTTTTCGACACGCCTTGTAACCACTCANCTACGCCCCCAAAACCTGAGCATCCGCCGCATGCCCACCGTCGCCCGCAGCGACACGACCGCCGTTCGCGTCAAAACCAGCGAATACGCCGACGTCAGTCCATAGGCCCGAGCGAGAGTCAACGTCAGTCCCGTCATCCGATTTTTGGAAAGTCAGTTCGCGTCGTCCGACAAGAATGGCATCCCTGCCGCTCACCAAGGAGGAGTGGACGGACGTGCTCGAGTTCAAGGAGCCGCAGCCCAACGACCGCACGGGCCTTCTCGCCGTCAAGAGTCGCCGCGGATTCCAGCTCGTTGCGACGGGCGCCGAGCCGCTGATTGGCCGCAAGGCGCAGGCCCCGCTCGAGTGCCTGTCCACGGACGCCTTCCTCGACAAGGGCCGCGGCCAGCTGTCCATGGCCATCAAGATGACGCCCCAGCTCTGGCAGTCCTTCCATGCGCTCGACCTCCTTTTTGATGACTTCATGGTCAAGCAGGCCTCCAAGCTTTTCTCGGCCTCCGACGCCAAGTACATCAAGGAGGACCCCAAGTCCATCAGCCTCAAGCACCCCAAGCCCCTCGCGCGCTACCACCCCGACGGAACGCCGAATACGGACGGCTACCTCAACGTGCGCATCTACGGCCGCGCCGCCGACGTCGACGCCTTCGTCGTGAAGGAGGGCCGCGACGGCGCCTACGTGGCCGGCATCACCTACAAGGACCGCACGGCCTCCGAGCCGCTCACGCAGATGGCCACGCGCTTCGCCATGTGCACCGGCACGCTGCCCGACGGCAAGCGCACGGTCACCGAGACCACGCGCCTCACCAAGCCTGTTGCACCGGGCCAGCCGCGCATGCGCTACATTTCCCCGGGCGACTTCAACGGCGGCAACCTGCTCTCCGTCATCGTCGTGCCGCAGCACTGGGCCATCGTCAACGGCTCCGCCTCCATGTGCATCAAGCTGCAGCAGTGTGTCTTTGAGAATGTTGACGCGGCCATGGACATGCCCGACGGGTTCGTCCTCGCCGCGGCCGAGGAGGAGGAGGCGCCGGTTGCGGCGCCTGCCGCCAAGCGCGCGCGCGAGGAGCCCGCCTCTTTTGCCGATCCGGTCGCAAAGAGCAAGTTTAAGGCCGCGTCCGAGTCGCTCTCGTTCGCCAAGGAGATGAAGGCACTCGAGTCGTTCGCCGCCGGGGAGGACAAGGATTGAGTGCACAAATCTTTCTTTTCGCCGCCGTAGCCCAAAAAGCCCGCTCGTACACCAAAACAGTTACACGTCAGAACACCTAGACCTTTGTAGCGATGTCGTTCGCCAACCCGATTCCGCCGACGTCGTCGGACAGTAGCCTGCAGATCGCGACGAACGCGCAGGGNGCAACGGACATTAAGTTTGTGAGTGCAATCAACGGTCTCAAATTTCAGACTTCCGGAACTGTCACGGGAACTGCGGTGAATGGTGGCACCATTACTGGTGGTTCGAATTTTGCCGTTTACGCCATGGATTTTCCAACTGTGGGTACTCCGGCCGCTGAGGGACTTGCCCTCACTGAGTACATCTTCTGTAACAATCCTGCGTACATTGATGGTGGCATTCAACTGTCCCAGAAGTACGTCGCGCTCACGACGGGGGCTACACCCACGCACCAGGTTGCTTGCGTGCGCCCCCAGTATTATTCGCGTGCTACCAATGATGCATCCCCATGGATTGGTTCTACGGCTACGACGTACACGGCTGGCAGCGCTCCCGCCATCTCGGCGAATCTTATCACGCTGCCGGGTACATCCGGTCAGACTGGACAGGTTTCAACCGTCACTGTCGCGGGCATCCCCGACAATGCCCGCATTGATCTGTCTCTCGTTGGCATGAGTTTTGCAACTGCCATTGCAGCGCCCGTTGTAGCTATTACACCGAACGTAAATTTTACTGTGACGGGTACAGCGGGTGCAATCTACGCGTACAAGGTTCTGTGCGCATAGGCGGGCTTTTTTGGCGGGCGTGCAACGGTCACTTCTACGAGTCCCCGGCCAGGTGGCGCTGCCGGCCCATCGCCGTGAGCAAGCCCTTGGCGCCGTGGCCCGACGCGATGGCGCGGTTGATGGCCAGCTGCACGTCCGCCTCCTCGCGCTCGCGCTTCTCGTTGCGCTGCTTCTCGCGCACCACCTGGGCGGCGATGCGGTTGTTCTCCTTGCGGCGCTCGCAGTACAGGCACTTGGGCGCCGGGGCCATGAGCTTGCCTGCCTCCAGGCCCGCCTCGTAGGCCGTGCGGAAGTAGGCGTGGTGGAGGCTGGAGAAGTAGTCCTTGAAGGTCGGGTCGTGCACCTTCACTGAGCTAGACAAAGCCGTCATGCGCTCCTCCATCCGCTTCATGAGCTTGGAAAAGTCGACGTCCGGCGCCGCGGCCTTGGGCTCCTCGTCGTCCACCGCCCGGCCCTTGAGGTCGCGGCGCTGGCCTGTGCCGTGATCGTGCTCGCCAACCGCGTAGCCGGGGCCCGCGTAGTCCTGCTCGTCGTCGTAGTCGTCATCCTCGCGGCGCGTCTCAAAATCCTCGGTCGGAACCATCGCCCGCGACACAGCACCCATGAGCGCGTGGTAGTTTGGCTTCTGGCCCGGGACGGGGCGCGGGGCGGCCATCGTAGGATGATGTCAAGAGACGAGACCTGTGTGGGCGCGCGTCTTTGCAAAAATTTGTTTTTGTGACGAAACGCCGACCGTCGACTGACCTTTTTGCCGTCGGACCAACATTCGGAAGTGACGGGAGTTTCACATTCGGAAGTGAGCGGGAGTTTTACATTCGGAAGTGAGAAGGGGTTTTACATTCGGAAGTGAGACTACATTCAACATTCGGAAGTGTCTTATAATAGGAGCCAAAGATCACACTCCGCGCGCGCGTCGCGCTCCAGAACGCGGTCAAGGTGATTTGGCTCCCCTGTTATATATACACTTCCGAATGTTGAATGTAGTTTCACTTCCGAATGTGAAACCCCCGCTCACTTCCGAATGTAAAACCCCTTCTCACTTCCGAATGTGAATTTCTCCGTCTAATTCTCCGCTGGTTCGTTAAAGAGCCGCTCCATGTCGACGTTCGGATTTCTGAGATTGTCAATGTTGTGATGCAGCCACTCAAACGCGGACGCCTCGACCTCGCCCGCCATCACGAGATCCTTGATTTCGTCCACCATCTTGTCGAGGTGCTTTGTCGCTGCCGCGAGTTCGTCCGCCTCCAAATCACCCGCGTCGTATTTCTCCGTCAAGTGCTTGGCAATCTTCAGGGCCTCTTCGCCCATGGCGCGCCGCTGCAAAAAAATAGCATCCTCGCGGCCGTGCAACTGACGCAGCAGCGCCTGGGCCTTGTGCGGATTCCGGATGTCGTGGTTGCGCAAAAGCGAGTTGGCCATTCGCTCGGCGCGGTCGCGATACTGAGGCTCGAGAATGCTTTTGGCGGCGTCGCGCGCGTAGTCGGCCGTCTTGCGCATGTACGACACGGCCTCGCGGCTCGGCTGCTTGCGAACGGACGGTCCAGAACCGCGCAGCCGACGGTGTGACTTTGTGGCCCTCTTGTGTGCAATGCGCGCCATTCAATACAACTTCCGCTTCTTGTGGTGGTGCTTGTGCCTAAACCTCGCGCGCGGCGCATCCGACTCGGACTCGGAGCCGGACACGGACGAATCGGACGGCGCATCCAGCCCCGTCACGGAACTACCCTTTGACGGCTTCTCTTTGTCCTCGCCACTGTGCAGCAAGTACACGCCGTTTTCGTGAATGACCATGGTGGGGAACGACGTTCGAAGCGCCACCCACCGCGTCGGCAGCCGTCGAATCTTTTCTAAATCCTTCTTGTCGGCGCCGGCGTAACCACCGAGCAGGCGCGTGAGCTGCGTCATGGAGCATCCGTGCGGGAAGACGATGTACATGTGCGCCTCGCCCAGAAAAAGGCGCGTGCGCTTGTAGTCCGTCAACAGGTGCGAGCAGACGACGAGCGAAGAGGCGTTGTGGCGGCCCGTGGTGGCGACCATGTCAATCGTCTGTTGCAGTGCGCGGTGAATCTCCTTGTTACCCTTTTCAAAGCCCTCAATGTCGTCAAAGATCGTGAGCGACTCGTCAAACTCCTTCAAAGGCGGTGGATTATTTGCCCATTGCTCCGCCTTGACGCGCTCGATAAAGTCGCAGGCGTCGAGCGTGCGGTCCTCATTCAGGAACGACAGAAGGCGCACGGGCCGCTTCGGATACAGTATGTGGTAGCGGATGGCAAAGTTGCGGGCCGCGAACGACTTGCCGCTGCCGCTCTTGCCGCCAATCATGACCACGTCGCGTCCCTCCGGATCGTGGGTCGGCTCAACCGCCACGTGCTCTCCCTCCCGCACCACAAACGGCGGCGTCGTCGTGTTGCCTGGCTTCGAGTCGTCCACGCATACAAGATCTCCGTCGCGCCGGCCGTCGCCGAAGATGATACCGACGGCCTTTTTATCACCACATTCCGCACCCACATCACGTGATCCGGACGGATGCACGAGGGAAAGCATCTTCTGCCGCAATCTAAACAATGATGTGCAACAGCCCCTACTTTTACTCGCTCATAGCCCCCACTAGTGCGAATTGCGCCGCCGTCATCGTGCTTGCGTGGTGGTTGCGCGCGCCGCACGTCGAACAAAGCGTAACGGTCCGATCCGTCGTCTCGCGAAGCTGTGCACGCAAGTGGGCGTTTTCGAGACGGAGCGCGGTGATTTGCGCCTGTAGATTCTGCACTTCCGCCACCCTGTCAGATGATGAGTCCATGTCGCGTGACTAGCGCCCACCGTACCGACGCTTGACGGCGCGAAGACTGGCGAGTGGAATATACTCCTCGTCCTCGTCCTCCGTGTCGCTTTCCTGGAAATTCCACTCGCCGTCTGCCGCTGGCGTGGGAAGCTCACGCTCGGGATTGCTGGGCTCGCCGTTGTCGTCGTCGTCCTCCGCCTCTTCGCCCTCCGCCTCCTCCACGCAAAGCTCAACCTCTAGATCAAAGTCGGCCTCGTCGCCCTCCTGGGTGATGAACAAGTTCTCGACGTAGTACACGTCGCCATGCTGTGTTTGCCCCTCTTCCTTCTCGTCCTCCTGCTTGAGCTGGGCCTGTGGCGCATCGACCGGTGGCAGCACGAGCACGCACGGCAGAAAAACGCACAGCAGGTAGGCCCAGACCGTGAAGCCAAACAGCAGGTTCGTCACGTTCACTGCAAAGTCCTTGTCCTCTGAGTCAAAAAGCTCCTTTGCGTCCATCTCGTCCTACGTCAGCTCAGTCTTTCTCGTGCTGTGACGTCGTTCGACGAAATGGAGAATGCCGAGAATGCAATGACGCTGGGCGCCGAGTATGTGCAGAAGCAGCGCGCCCGGGCGGAGCGCATCCACGAAGCCCGCCTCTCCTTCTGGATCAACACCATTCTGCCGTACATGTCAAGCCAGTTTTTCTCGAGCCTCGTTCTGCCGGCGGATCCGAGTATGGCCATCCATCAGGATTTCGGCCTTCCTCCCCAGGGGCCTATGCAGTGGCGCACCTTTAAGTTCGACGGCCAGCCCATCTCCGTGAACTTTGCCTTCAAGACGTCGCCGTACAGCGTCGACGCAAACGGTGTCTACTCGTCATGCATCGACGTGTCCTTCAACTCGGTCATGCACCGCATCGTGGCGATCGACCTCACGCCCGTCCAGAGCTACAAGATCCACGAGACCGTCACTCAGCTTGGTTGGACTCTGCTGGTGAACGACGACCGCAGCGTCTTCCGGTTCATCCAGACGACTCTCCTCAACGCCGTTGGCTACGCACCGCGTCAGGAGCGCGAGTGGCTGATTGAGGGCTTTGCGCCCTGGCCGTTTTATGTGTAGAGGAAGGCGGGCCAAGCGTTCTTCGTGTGCAATCACCTCATCGTGCGCCCGGATCAAATGCTTCAACACCCTATTCAGCATCCGGATGCGCGGGTGCGTTGCCTTCTGCCGTGTCGCGCGCCGCATGGAGCAGATGACGATGCTAATTTCCTCTGCGATCGTGCCGTCCTCGACGCAATCCTCTGCGTACTGGCGCAGCATGTGTTCGGCCATGGCCAGGTCAGGTTCGCTCTTTGCAAGTCGTGCCATTTCCTCTGCCATTACGCGCGTGCGTACTGGGCCACAAAGTCGTTTCGTTAACAGTGCGTGACGTAAGGCGACGGAAATGACAGACACACGCAAGATGACGGATGCTGACCTCGAAGAGATTCTGCGGGCCTCCGACATGAAGGAGACGACGCGCGCCTCGTACATCCGCCAGCTGCGCAGCGCCCGCCGCTTTGTCAACAACTTCTCGGGCAAGCCGCTCGCCTACGTCATCGTGCGCCCGACCAAGTTCGGCCCCAAGATGGCCAAGAACGCTCCGTACAACTCCCTCGCCGCGTACGTCACCGTCTTCATGACCCTGCTGCGCCGCGGCCGCGAGACGGGCCTGTGGCAGACATCGTTGAAGTTGAGCGAGAAGTGGAACGCCCTTTTGCACTCGCTGCGCACGAAAAGCCTGGAGCACGTCGAGCAGAACGAGCCGACGGAACGCGAGGAGAAGGCGCACATCCCGCTTTCCGAGTGGGGGGCGATGGAGTTGAAGTTGCGGCCGGACGCGTCGCAGGAGCACCTCCTCGTCGCCTTCCACGCCCTGCTCAAGCCGCTGCGTGGGGGCGACCTTGCCGAGGTGCGCATTGGCGGGCCGGACGCCGACAACTACCTCGACCTTTCGAAGCGCATGCTCACGATCAATTCGCACAAGACGAGCGCGACGCACCACGCGCTGGAGCGCCTCATTCCGACGGACCTCATGCGGGCCATTCGCGCGTCCCTCGAGAAGGAGCCGCGCACCTACCTTTTCGAGAGCAGTTACGGCAGGCCATATACGCGCGACGGTTTCATCAAGTGGAAGCAGCGCGTTTTTCTTAAGCTCTTTGGCAAGCCTGTCTCCACGAACGCGCTGCGCCACGCCTACGTCTCGGAGCTAGACCGCAACCGCATGTCGCTGCGCGCACTGAAGGGGGAGGCGAAGGAAATGGGCCATTCGGTGATGGAGCAGTCGCGCTACGTTCGCCTTGCAAAAAAGTAAAGTCCCACAAGCAAAGGCCTGATGGCCGACTCAAATGTTGCTCGCATGGTGCATTATGCGTTGACTGGTGATGATATTATAAAGGTTTTAGGTAAGACAAATATCGTCAAGTACCCGGACCTTCTCAAGCACTCGATTGACTCCTTGTTTGACAACAAGGGCCGCTGTGTCTTGCTTTTTCTGGTGCAGGGCCAGGACAGCGGCCACTGGATGTGCCTGATCCGTAGGCCCGGCTCAATCGAGGTCTTTGACTCGTTCGGAGTGGCGATTGACGGGGAGAGACGGTGGTTGGACAAGAAGAAGCTGTTGGACTTTGGGGAGGCGGCGCCGCTGTTGCACCAACTGCTTGCGGAATTCGAGCAGAGTGGTGGCAAGGTGATTCACAACACCTCCAAGTTGCAGAAGGACGACTCGGATACGTGTGGATCTCACGTGTGCTGCCGGTTGCTGCATAAAGACACACCCATCGAGCAGTACGTGACACAGCTGCGCAGCCAGGGCGAACCGGACGACGTAGTGGCGCGGTACATCGTGGGCTCGATTTTGCACAAGTAACCGTCGCCTGCTTTCGCAACCGTCGCGATGTACGGCGCCAAGCGCGCGCGCGACGACCAGCAGATCGCGCACTATGGCGGGCCGGGCATGCAGATGGCCAACGGCGTCAAGTCGAGCGGGCAGATCGACGTGGTTGGCGACTCCATCCTGTACAACGCCACCGTGGTGAACACGCTGAGCGACGCACAGACCTATGAGGGCCGGCCCGCCCAGTACCGCGACCAGCGCGACAAGCCGATTCTCAACCACCCGGAGGAGTATGAGATGTCGATCCTGCGCCTGGCGGTGGATACGACGACGATGCCGATTTTCCAGCCGCGCGCGCAGATCGGCCAGTGCGACCCGAACCTACTCGACTACAAGGTCGGCTACCGGCTCGACTACCAGGCGGCGGGCCTGCCGAACTACGGTCTGATGGACGTGCCCGCGCTCACGCCCATTCCGGTAACGAGCTCGGGCCACAACGTCTACTTCACTGACTTTGACGGCACGTTGTACACGAACGCGATGCCGCTGCCGCCGCCGGGCCAGTACGCCATTGCCAACTTCATGGCCATGTGGAACTACATTCTGGCGCAGAATAGTCTGGAAGTCCGCATTATGCAAACCGTAACGGACCCGACACCCGCAACGTCTGCGTACATGGCCCCGCAGTTCGTCATTCGGAACACGGGCTCGGTGCCGTACTGCTTTGACTTCTCGGCGGACACGGCAACGTACGCGAAAGCGTCGGGCAATTTCCTCGTAAAGCCCGCCAAGAATACGATCGGCGCGGTTGCAACGGCCAACTACCTCGGCGCGCCGGCACGCACCTTCACGGTTGACGCGTACAGCAGCATCAACTTCCCCAACTTCTTCAAGGTCGGGCCTATGACCTCAGTGAGCCTGGCGTGCTTCAAGTCGCTGTATTGGACGCCGGAGGACAAGACGGCCTCGAATCCGGCGCCGCCTCTGTCACAGCAGGATTACGGCGTGAGCTCCACGAGCACGTACTACAACGCTTACACGATGGAGCACGTGCTGGACAACGTGGTCAATCCGGCTATTGAGAGCGTTCTGTACACGGACACGGACTTTAACGCTGCAACGGCCTTTTTCGGCGGACAGTCGTCTCCGCCCACCGTTGGCGTGTCGCAGGGCACATGGAACACGCTGAGCACGTACACCGGCTTTTCCATCGTGTCGTACAACTACCTCTCCGTGTCGCAGTCGCCCTTCGCCGTGATTGCTGCGTGCACCGTGGCGGGAAGTTCGCTCTTCATTCCGGCGCAGTTTATCAACGCGTCGAACCCGCTGCCGTCCGTCGGCATGATCGTACAGGGCCCGGTCTCGGCGGCAGGATACACGTCCGTTACGGCCGTGAACCCGACGCCCATCAGCGGCTTCTACGTGCTGACGCTGTCGCAGGCGGCGCCGTCGACAACGACGGGNGGCACGGCCACGTTTTTCCTGCCGACGACGGGCTACTTCTACACGATCCCGCAGACGGTGTCGTCCCTTAACCCGGCCGTTGGCGTGCCGCCGATCGTGAATGCGTCACAGGCGAACATCGGCTCGCTGTCGCCGGGCTGGNATGATGCGAACGTGCCCATGTCCGGCTATTGCATCCAGCGCCAGCTTACGGCGTGCAACCAGGCCATTCAGTCCACCACGTACACGTCCGTGTGGACGGGTCTGGCTGCCTCGTACGTGCCACTTTTTCCGGTGCAGTACAAGAACAAGTGCTACGTGGCCAAGAACGTCATCATCAACTCGACCGTTCCGCCGTCGCTGGATACGACGAACTGGTTTGCCGTTGGCGTCAACCCGTGGTCGACGTGGGACCCGGATTTCCAGTACGCGCTGCAGTACGCGAAGCCGTCCAACAGTTCGTATCCGTACACCTACGTGACGTACCAGGGCATCGTGTACAGCCTCACGTCCGCCAGCACGCCGGTGAAGGGCACTGCGCCTCCGTCGGATGCAAGCTGGGTCGTTTGCCACACGCCGCCCTCACCCACGTCCGGTGGTCCGTACAAGGCCGGCGGCTACTATATCGCTCCGGATTCGCAGCGGATCGTACTTTGTCTGAAGGACGGCACTACGGATCCGGGTCTGACGACCTCTGTTCCGGGCGTGTTCTACAACGGCGTGACCAACTTCCAGCTCGTGGAGTACACGCCCTCCATCTACGTTCTGCAGAAGGGCGTGACGCAGTTCGTTCTGACGTCATCGCCGTCCTACTTTTCGTACGATGGCAACACCAACCTCTTTTCCGTGGCGGTGGACACGTACTCGGCGGGTGGGCAGTTCCGCGACAGCGACAAGGTGTCCGCGGCCGTTAACTCCACAGGCACCTTTAACGGTCTCGTCAACAAGAACACGGGCCCGTACGCCATCAACAAGATTTCCGGCTACTCGGCCGTCTACTCTACATGGCCCTCGCTGCCAGTGGACTTGACGGTGGCGGCGACCGTTCCGCCTACGACGGTGGGCAACATTGTTGAGATTCCGTGGAACGGCGGCAACCCTTTCGTCTCTTCGAATGAAAATCTCGTGTTTCTGTCCGACATGAACTTCAAGTCGCTGATCGACAACTTTTCGTACGTGACGCTGCCGGCAAATTCGTACATTGACATTTACAACTCGCCGGCCAGCCCTGAGAGCTTGACGACGCCGCCGCTGATCATCCAGTGGAACTTCAACTATCCGAGCGAGAAGATTTACACGCTCGACAGTTCCGTCGCGTCCTACCCGAACCGTCTCACGACGTCCACGGTGACGCCGCAGAACTACTCGGAGGTCGGACTCCGCATCTTCTCGACGGAGGCGTCCTACTACATTTACACGCAGGATTACCCGTCGACGGCGTCGGCGTGGTGCCCCGTCGCCGCTATCGCCGTGACGACCGAGGCCATCCCGATCGTGACGGAGCTCGAGGGCAACCCGCTGCAGCTCGCAGCCAACGGCAGCAGTTTCGCCATTGCCGACTCGAGTGCGAAGCGCAAGCCCATCATCACGGACTTTGCGGTGGCGCTGACAAGCTGCTTCGGCTACCGCGGGCTGATCTACTACGCGCCGTCGGGNGAGTACCGCTTTTCGTCCCTGTCCAACCGCCAGATGACGCAGATTGACTTTAGCGTTTTCTGGCGCCACCGCATCACGGGCGACCTGATTCCGGTGCTGATCAACGGCGGCGGGGGCTATGCGTCCATCAAGTTTCTTTTCCGGCCGAAGAAGCAGCTTATGTAGGCTCAGCGTTTAGCATTGCACAAAAATGTCGTATGGAACCTTTAAATACAACAGAGCGATACAGAAAGATACAAGTGGTTACTACATACTACAGAATGGAAAAAGGGAGTACTTTCGTGGGTGGAATCCTAGTTATTTGATGTTTGAAGATAAGCGCGGGTACTTTTTTGTATTGGACAGTGGCCGTAAGGTTCGATTCAGCAACATTAAAAAGGGCCACCCATCGGGTCGCAGTAGTTAACCGCGCCGCTGGCCGAGTGCAGGTGGCAGGTCGCTGCGATAATGCGTGGGCTCTGTCATGTATAGTTCGGGGTATGAGCGGCGCAGCTTTTTCTTCGCCATGGCGGTCTATAACTTGCGTTGCAACTTCCCCGCAAAATAGCGTTTCGTTGCAGGGAGGTGCACACAGTTGTTCTACAGATCTCTGTATCTCCACCTCATCACACGACGCCCAACTAGGCCACGATGTCGGCAATTGAGAAGATTGCCGTCTACGNCCCGCGCATCGTGCAGGATGCGCCGGCCTACGCCGTGCAGAAGGGCGCGCTGGCCGTTACGGTTTCGCCCTTCCAGGCCGTCTCCGCCACCACGTCGCAGCACACGTACCAGGTTCTCGTGCCGTCGCTGAACGTGTTCGTGGACCGCAAGGTGATGTGGCAGTCGACCGTGTACGTGCAGATGGACGCCTATTGGTCCGGCGATTGCACCACGTCGCTCGGCCAGGTTCCGCTCTACAAGCCCAACACGTTCGGCCAGTCCTACGTGGAGATCCGCCCGGGTGAGGATTTCGTCCTCCCGATGTTCCCGCTCCAGAGCCTGTGCACCAACATGACGGCCTCCATCAACGACTGCGTCGTCACGACCAACGGCGACACGCTCCGCGAGCAGATCCTTCTGACGGAGACGCAGAGCAACCAGCAGCAGCGCACGACTCCGTCCAAGTTCGACAAGTACGCCTGGAGCATTGACGACGTTAACTCGCTCAACGGCTGCTTTGGCGCGTACCAGCAGTCGCAGAAGGGCGCGATCCCCAACGGCGCCTGGCCGATCACGTTCGTCGCTCCGGACGGCACGGACATTACCTCGGCGACGAGCCCGGCGGGCATGGAGGTGAACTTGCAGTACCTCAGCGGCACGCCCGGTGTGCAGTACCAGACGGCGGGCACGTGCTTCATGAACGGCATCCCGTGCTGGAAGCCGTCCATGGATGTGACAAAGGCCATGCGCATCTGCTTCCGTTTTACCGTGACGGAGCCGCTCGTCATGTCGCCGTTTATCTGGAACGACGCACACGAGTTTTCCGAGGTGGGTCTCTACGGCTGCACCAACATGGCCTTTACGATGAACTTGCAGTCCACGCCGAGCAACAATTCGGTGGTGCAGGTGACGGACTCAGTGGTCCTGGCGGCGGGNGGCGCGCAGTGGTACGATAATATCACGTCGCAGTACAACCCGATCGGCAACCTGGTGCGGGCGTCGGGCATTGACTCGCTGTTTGCGAACGTGACGCTGGGCCGGCCGACGGGCAACAGCACAAACACGAGCAACAACGCCTTCTCGAACCCGCAGCTGCTCGTGTCCTTCCTCACGCCCGGCGTGGATGTGGACCTGCCGCTGTGCTCGAGCGTGCCGTACCACGAGTTCCCGCGCTACTACACGAACCAGGCCAGCCTCGACACGAGCGGCATCGTGCAGACGCAGACCATCACTCTCTCATCGATTCCGGACATGATCATGGTGTGGGTGAAGCCGACGATCCGCGGCCAGACGCAGAACGAGACTTACGTTCCAATCTCGCGCGTGGGCGTCACCTTTGACAACTTTTCCAACCTGTGCTCAAACTTTAGCCAGCAGAACCTCTATAATTCCAGCGTTGCGGCTGGTCTGGATATGGACTATCTGCAGTGGTCCGGCTCTGCCACGGCGGACAACCAGGGCTCGGGTCTCATCCCGTACGCCAACGCCGCCGCGGCGCCGCAGGGTGTCAACGGCGGCACGTACTTTCCTACGCCGCAGTCCATCGCGGGCCAGCCGCCGTTTAAGTACCAGTTCGGCACGGCCGGTGCAACGCGCGTGCAGCTCACGGGCGGCCCGCTGCTGCTGCGCATGGGCACGGACGTGTCGCTGTCGCCGGGCCTGGCGCCGGGCTGCCTCGGCAACTACTCCATCCAGCTGGCGCTCACGCTGGACCTGTCGTCTGGCTATTTCAAGACCATTGCAAACAGCGCGTCGGGCGCCGGCGTCACCATCACGCTCATGGCCATCACCTCGGGCTTTTTCGAGACGGTGCGCGGCCAGTCGGCTGTGCGCAAGACCATCCTGAACAACGTCGACGTCGAGCAGGCCCGCGCTTCTTCCGGCACGACGCACTCGCAGCTGTCTCGCTTCGTGGGTGGCTCGAAGCACAAGATGAGCTCGAGCTCGTTCCTGAATTTTGCCGCCAAGCATCACAAGGGCAAGGGCGGCGATTCGATGGGTGGTAGCAGCATGGGCGGCAGTAGCATGGGTGGTAGCATGGGTGGCGCGAGGGCTTCCGGGCTTTCGATGTCGCGCAAGCGGCCGAGCTACTAGGTAGCATAGCCCCGGAAACGGGTCTCACATTATTACTATTCGTAATTGTCGTAACGGTTCAATTACTTCAACAGGGGGATGCCACTACGCTTCCCGCGGCGCTTTTTTGCCGCCTTCTTGCTCATCTTGTCGCCAACGACATCCTTGAGATCCGGCACCTCATCCTCCAGCTTCTCAATGCTTTTATTCATAAAAGTAAAGAAGGTCGAGTCGCTCTTCTTCTTCGGCTCGGAATACCCCGCGTCGTAGACATTGTAAAAGTGACGCCCGTGTCTGTACTTGTTCGGGTGGGTGGTGGGCCGTACGTGGTGAACGTAGAGCGCGTTGGGTGCGGTAATCGAGTGCTTTCCGGTAGGATCCACGAGTGTTGAAGTTGCCGGCTTGCCAAACCCCCGCTTCTTTGCAAAGTCGTTCATGCGCTGNGCACTACTGACAGACGACGCAAAGGCCTTCACAGGCGGTGGCAAAAGGTGCCCAACGCTCGAAACGGCGGACGCGACCTTTGCAGCAGCGGGCAGAATCTGGTCACGGAGCCGCGACCCGGGGTGCAGCGCCTTGTGCGGGTACCGCGGCGACTTAGCCAGTTCTCGCAGCGGTTCTAGCACGTGCTTGTGGGCAGCATGAGCGGCCGCGTTTGAAATGGCAGAGTGAAAGGAAGGCCCCTGCCAATGGTCATAACTCCACGCCCCCAGAAGCGGGTTCTGCTCCCTCATTGCAAATCAAACGACTTTACTCCACTCGAACTGAAATGGATTCGCGTATCAATTGGATGGCGGGGTCAATGGTTATGAAGAACGCGGTTAATAAATCTGACCAGTTCGCATCAACGTACAACATCAACCNCCCCCAGGGCTTGCTTGGCGCGCCGACGTCGTCCAACGGCGTGCCGCCGAAGAAGCACGGCATCAGCCAGCGATCCAAGCTTTCAATGCTGAGCGGGTCCGGCGGCCTTGGCTGCCAGCAGAACCAGCGGGCAGCAAAGTTGATTATGAAGGGCAGCGGTTTCGGTGAGCTTGTGGGTGGCGGCTACGCACCAAAGCCGTCTGGAAGCAGGGCGCTGCGGATGCTTTCGTACGCCGGCAAGATGCAGCAGAAGAAGGGCCTGAACTTGCGAACGGCGGCTTTCAAGAACTCGCGCGAGCTTGGCTGGGGAAGCACGATGGGCGTGAACGAGGCCGGCGTGCCGTATGCGCTGTCGACTAAGAAGTACGCTCCGTACGTTTGAACAATAAAAAAGAAGTGCGCCGTGCGCGGGCAAATTAGAAAAGATGGCGTTGCACACGGCGTTCCACGACGAGACGCAGCGTGCGCTCGCAAAGGAGCAATGTCATCAGATTCAAAACCAGTATGNTACGCGTGGCGAGCGACGCGTGGCGCAGCACATTGCGCTCGCAAACGCCCGCAACCTGGGCAAGGTTCCGACAGTGCACGCTCAGTCCGAGTTCCTGTACCGCGAGCCTACGCACCAGATGGCGGCTCAGCTTGACTACGGGGCGCACGTGGACGGCCGCGTTCCGTACACGCACGGCCAGATGCCGCCGATTAGCCGTGGCGATTTCATGGTGGGGCCGGGCTGGACGACGCAGGAGGATGATCGCGTGCTGCGCCAGGTGTTTAAGCGCCAGACGCTGCAACAGGCGGAGACGGCGCCTGTGTTTGCGGCCCAGCAGCTGCCGGCGCCGGATTTCTGGGGCAAGATTAGCGAGTTTCTGGCCAAGTTNCGCGACCACCCGAACGACCGTACAATCAGCGCGCAGTTCATCCAGCTGGCTGCGCGTGCAATGGGCCGCCCGAACATGGATATTCCCGGCAATATCCGCGCCGACATTCAGGCCAACCTCAACCACGTGATGCACATGACGCGCGACCCGAACGTGGCGGCGGCGGTCAATGGCTTCTTCGACGTCTTCAATCGCCAGACCAACGCCCAGCCTGCCGCCGCCGCGCCCGCGCCTGGCCGCCAGCGTCCCGGTGCGCTCGACGTGCTTGGCGAGCTCGACCCGGGTGCCCAGCAGCGCCGCGACCGCAACGCCGCCGCGGCCGCGATGCAGATGCGCCAGGACGAGCTCGGCGCGCCTGCAGACCAGATTGGTCAGGAGCGTCTGCGTCGCGCCGAGCGCCGTGCTCCTCGCCACGCAGGCCTTGTTGATGCTCACCAGGGCGGTGCGCAGCCGCAGGCCGCACAGATGCACCTCGACATGTATGCTGCGCGCCGCGAGGGAGCGGACATGCCGGACGCACGCGAGGTGGGTGGCCATCAGCTTTTTATTGCGGACCACGTTGCACCCGCCCATCACTCACAGGAAGGCGAGAGCAGCAGCGAGGATTCGTCGTCCGAGGATTCTTCGTCTGACAGCGAATCCGGTCAGGAAGCATCTTCTTTCGAAAGGGAAAGCGAATATGAGGAGGCGAGAAGCCAGGTGGCGAGTGACGCCGACGAGGAGCTTTCAGAGGCTGAGGAGGCACATGCCGCACAGGCTGACCAGGGTGCAGCGCAACCTTCTGGTGAGGAGGCGGCGGCACCAGCTGCACAGGACGAGCCCGTGCCTCAAGAGCAAGTTGCTCCTCCGCAGGAACAAGGAGACCAGCAAATGCAGGGCCAAGAGGCCGATCACGCGGACGAGGAGACCCCGCCTTCCAACATTTCCGCGCTCGCAAATACCTTCTATACGTATCTTCTTGCTCATGGACAACCCACTACACTGAAGGAAGTTATGGAATTTGTATCTTCATTGGGTGCTCGTGCTTCAAACGTGATCTCAAACGCAATGAACCTCGGGCTTAAGGATGTTGATAAGACTGGCGAGCCGTTTTCTGGCATGCCAGAGGAACACGAGGAAGTTCAAATGCCACGGGGATTGTCGCACGCACAGCAAGCGCGTTATGACGCACTCGACAGGTATTTGGGCGAACGCGCTCTTAACGCGGACGTCGATCACGACGCTGCTTTTCGCGCGCTCGAAAATCAGCTTGGCATGACTGAGGCACAGATTTTTGAGCGAGTCGTTCTACGCGGAAATCTTGATCTTCTGCCACGCAATCTTAATATCCAGGCGGGNGTTGAAGCTCCAGTTCCGTCAAATGCTGCTGCTCAAATGACACCTGCGCGCGTACAAGTAAAGCCTGAGTACAGGGCACAACCGCCCCAACCACCACTGCCTCCTTCGCGCGCTGCGAGCGTTGCCAGCGAGGAGAGCGACGACGAGGACCGCGTGCAGGCGTACGATCCTGCAACGGGACGCTTTGCGCTTCCCCAGGCTCCTTATGCGGGCCCACCTGGCGTCGCCGAAGCAGCTGTCATCCCGCAGACACCGGAGGAAAGCATCGCAGCCGCTACTGCATTTCTCCACGCGTCGCCTTATGCCTCTCCACCCCCGGCGTATGAAGCTCCCTCGCCTGTTGCTGCTGCACGCGCTCCTGCGGCTGCTGGTGCAACCCCTGAAATGATTGCCTATTATGCCGGGCGCACGGGTGGTGTGNACCGCGACGCGCCCGATCCCGCCTTTCTCGAGGCCTTGATGCCGTACATGACAAGCCCTGACACGACGGTTGAGATGCTCAAGGCGCTCGCGCTGCGCCTTTTTCCCAAGACAAAGGTAGACTTTAACCAGTTTACAACCAAGAACAAGATTTTGGCCGTGTTCAAGCAAGCTATGGGTCCCACCGAAACAAGGCAGTCACCGAGATTTCCTAAGCCCGTGCCAGAGTACGGGCGTTACGGTGGGTTTGGCAAGCCTCACCGCCGCCCCGCGTCGCGAAGCAAGCACGTGAGGCGTTAGCGACGCATGCTACGCAGGGCGGCCATGTGGCGACGCGCCGCCTCCGAGCCCTTCACGAGGTGCGGCTTGCGGCCACCCATCACCTTCTTCCCGAGATTAATCGCCTGGTTGGTGTAACTGTCAGGGTGCGAAATCTCGTGGTGCCACTTCTCCGGCTTCTTCACATCCTCCGTAAACTTATTCCACCAGCTCTTAATGTCGCCACCGCGCATGGAGCGCTTGCGGCCGTAGCCAACCGATGCGGCCGCGGGTGCGATCTCAGGCGCAAGGCCCTTGACGGCGTTGACGGCCTGGTGCGACCAGCTGTTGGGATCCGACTGCTCGCGCTTCACGCTATTGACAAACGTGGGAAGATCCTTCGTGTCCTGCTGCACGTGCCATGCCCAGTCACGGGCCTTCTGGCCAACGCCAAGCGGGTCCCAGTTAATACCGGCACCGTGCAGCTTGTGGTGGTGCTTCTTGTGGTGATGGTGAGCGCTTGTGGCGTGACGCTTGTGGGCGGGCATTCTAACGGTAAAATGTGCAACTATTTTACGTCCAGTATTCGCGACCGTAGTTTACGAGCAACTCGGTGCCTTGTTTAATTTTCTTTAGTGTCACAACCACCCCTCCGCGGCGAAACTCGACGTTGGGCTTATGTTTCGTGCCACGGGGGTCGTTGATGTAACGCGTCCAGTTGCTTTTTAAAGGGTTGCGCGCATCAACGATTTTGTTTGGCGACACCTCAAGACAGTAATCGCCGTGGCCGTGGACACCGTAACGCTGGTCGGCTTGGTCAAATGTAAGCTTTTCGCCGCGGTAACGACCTAGCTTTTTACCTTTCGGGATGTCGTGGCGCGCAAACCCCCCCTTTCCAGCGATTGGAGATTCTTTAACAGTCACATCCGGTGAACCCGAAAGACGGGCAAACTTAGAAAACGTAGGTCCTTCATCTTCTGATTCTGTTTCAGAATAATCATACGTAGGATCCGCCATGGCAAGGACTTGTGCAAAAAGACCGGATCAGAAGGCGTATGAAAAGGAATCGTTTACATGCGGAGACTGTAGCACGCCACCGCGAAACAGCAAGAGCGCTTAAAGCAGACAGAGAAGAGCGTCGTGCGCAGAAATCTAAACCCGAGGTTGTCGATTTGAACGGAAGCAGAAATTAAAGCAGAGGACGAGAAGCACATGAAGCGGGTAAAGAACGCCAAGCCAAAAGCGGATGATGAATTTTGGCCTGGAATGCC